CACAGTTGAAATATTACCGCTTGCTCTCAAGGTTTGGTTTGCTCCATTTGAACCAGTAGCATTAAAATTCACCCAAGCTCGAATACCATAAATAGGGGCAGTACCTGAGATATTAAGTTTACTTTCAACAGCACTATCAGCCCCCGCTTTTAGTTTTGCTGGTGACACAAGGCTCTCAGTAGTGCCTGTACCAGTTTCCCATGTACCTGTAGTTTGATCCCCTAGTAGACCAGTCTGAGTGCCAGAGGTGTTCACTACCTGTGTATCATCTAGGATACGAAACTTATCATTTGTCTGATCTAGGTAAGCTACAGGTATCCAAGCATCATTACCATTTGCTCTTATGTATAAGATAAAAGCATCATCATCATACCACCATTGATTAGCGAAGGTAGGGCTAGGTTCAGATGATCCTGAGTTGTTTGTAGCTATAGCTGATAAAACATTGTTAATGTCAGTTCTAGCATTAGCTGCTGTTTGGTTAGCTATACTGTAATCGTGTTGTGCCATATTAGTATTCCACTATTCCTTTTAAGACGCTTATGCTTGGTGATACGTTATTGCTGGTACTGTCGAGTTCAGCTTTGAATTTAAATGCTCTGCCTGTGAGTTCACCTACTGCTATTTGCCAAGCTCCCCATGTAGGTGAACCCGCAGGGTCATCATTAGTTGCAGCTACATAAATAGCTACAGCGAAGTCACCATAAGGCTGGTCCTCATCTGACCAATCATCCCAACTATTAGGCCAAGTATCCCAGTTGTTAGGTATGTCATCCCAATTTACTAATCCACCAGAAGCATTAACGTGATGCCTAGTAGATGTTAAGTTAGTTGATACCCTTACAGTTCTAGTTGAGCCTGTGTCTAAGTAACCTGTGAACTCATATGTACCTGTAGAGGGTGCAGTAGCAAAGCTAGACAGTCTTAATTCATCAGGATCTGGGCCAGTAGCTACAGCTACGTTAGTCTTAGCACCAGCGAAACTTGGGTTCTCAGTATCAGTCTGTGAAGTCCCTAGTGTAGGTAATTCAGATGGTAGAACAACAACAGAGGCTACAGTCCCTTCGTTACCTGACTTATCATAAGGCTCAATAAAGAATGTTCCTGAGATAGCTGGGTAGGCTACTGATGTAGCTGGTCTAGCAACTTTATTGATTATGACTTGGGGTGAACCATCCCCGAATGTAGCTGTAGTTGATGTGCTATGCCATAGTTTGTAATATGACAGGTCAAAGTCAGTAGAGGCAGTCCAATTAAAGAACAGAGTGCCACCAGATAACTGCTTCTCAAATGTAGATGGGGCAGATGGGCCAGTAGTATCAGCTTCTACAGTCTTCTTTGAATCTGTGAAATTACCCTTGACACCAAAGGAATTGATAGCTCTGGCTCTAACATCATAGACTATACTATCTGTAGCTCCAGCTAAAGGTGTCTCAATGTCTATAATTTCAAATCTACCTAAATCACCTGTGCCTAAGACACTGTAAGTACTATCTGTAGTTTTCTTAAACTCTACCTCAACATAATCTACTCGTTCAAAGGCTGTAGCTGAGACATCTACTACAAGGACGTTAGTTACATGCTCATTTATAATTCTAAACTCTTGGTTAAGAGCTATAGCTACAGATGGTACATCAAACGGTGATGGTAAGGTTGTGTTGTCACTCTCGTATACTGCACCATCAGATACTTCATCAAAAACAGACTCACTGATTTCTTTAAGAGACATATTTACTTGAATGTCATAATCACCTTGTATTCCAAAACCCCAAGTAACAACTTCAAACTCTTTATCAGTAAACCCTAGTCTTGTGTTGCTTATACGTACAATATCTCCCACTTGAACTTGAAAAGCCCTAAGACCAAAAGAAGCCTGTAAACTAAGTTGCTGTCTATTACGTTCTAGTGTTATACGAGCTATACGTCTAGCTTCAGTTGTGTTGTCTGTAAAGGGTAACTGAAGGCCAATTACACTCTCTTGACCACCATCAGCAGTTAATAACTCATTATAAGTAGCTGAATTAAGGATAGGTACTTGAGGGAAGTCAGATGGCTGATAGTCACTCTCTGGGCCTCTAAATGTACCTTTTACCACATTAAAATTATCCCTACGTGAATGTCTAGTAGTTAATGATATACCTGATCTTAGGTCATCCTCATTAAGATCTAAGACTGGATCTGTATAGTAAGCTGGTTTCATCCTCCACTCACCTTGAGCATACCACAGTAAACCATCCATAGCTGTAGATAAGTTTTGCAAAGCATCGTAAGGTGTAGTATTAGTGGTGAATGCACCATTGGTTGAAAACCTAGTGTCACCTGACAGGACGGGGTAGTTTAGATAGTCACAAACATTGGCAGCTATAGTGACAAGTGAATCGTCTACACTCTCAATGTTTTCACTAAGACCATAGTTGTAGATAGTCGTGTTATCCCCACCTTTACCTGACGTAATGTAATCTCTTAAACAAAGGGCTGGGTTATCAGACCAAGCCGTAGCACTTGTACGGGGGTCGTATACTTTCTTACCTTTGACTATAGCTGTAACTTCTGGAACACCATTAGGAAATGCATCAGCATCAAACTTTAAAACAACGTAGAGATAAGCTATAGCTAAAAGCCTACAGTTTGTGTCCCAACCTGTGGGTGGAGATATAGTGTCAGTAATCTGCCTACTGGCTATACCTGTTCCAGATCCAACACCTGTAGCTATAAAAGAAGTACCCACATTACTATCAGCAGCACCTATTCCTGTAAAATCAGTATTACCTGAAGAAACAATAGTGTATGTTTCCCCTACTACAAACAAACCAGCTTGTTCAGTTACTGTAGTTGTAGTTGTTAAGTCAGATGTTGTAACAGCAGTTTGTGTAGTTGTTCCTAGCTTCTTAACGATCTTAACTTTACCAACATACTTAGCTGGAGCCGTAACGTCATTACCACTTAGAGTAAGCACTTCATCGTTGAAATATATAGTCTCAAACTCTTCTACTTCATGTCCAGCGAAAGCTAATACGGTGTGTAGGTACTTGTTGTTATCTGTAGTGCCTTGGAACACTATACCACCAGCTATCCTAGTTTTACCGTAGATAATCTGGTGAGGCATAGTTGAGCCTCTTTGGGTTATTTGATAACCTTGATCCCCACCTTTTAATTCTGGTACAGGGGATAAGGCTTTTAAAGTAGCTGTTGTTGTTAGAGTAGCGGCGTAGGTAAAAGCAGCAGCACTTACATATGCACCCTTCGCAAACCCCATTGCAGTAAGACTAGCACCCCCTGTGTAAAAAGCAAGCGCAACTACAACAGCAGCAGATAACGCAGCAGTAAGGTTAGATTGTTCATCTAAGAAATCAATATCTATACCAAATAGACCCATTAGCTTTCAGAACTCCTACCCCAAGCAAGTTTCTGATCTTGCATCTTATCTACAAAATTAAACCCAGCATCATCACTTGCACCAGCTATGTTCCTAGACCTTTGATACTGTGCAGTGTATCTAGCTATCCTAACTCTCTCTAAGTCAATTAATTTATTCTCAACCTTAACTTGGATAGTACCTGTATCAGCACCTTCAGCAATATTCATCTGGTCCATATAACCACAGAATATCTCAGTGAAACCAGAGTTAAGGTCTTCTAAATATATTTTTGATCCATCCTCTAGTAGTAAGAAAGAGGAATCTTCTTTTATTATTTTAGCAGCTTTAAATAGGCCAAAGTATATCTTACAAGTTCTGCCTTGATAAGGAGTACTGATAGCTAGAGACAACACCTCAGAGGGTAGTCCAGTAATAGTAATGTCTGCACCTCTTGCAGCAGTCTCTGTAGTTTCTTCTACAGCAGATATTCCTAAGAGAGTACCAGCACCTGTCCAGTCAACCCCTTGTACATTAAGAGTACCTACACCTGTCCATAGACGTAAGACATCAGTACCATCAAAGTTCATTTCAATAGCAAAGAAGGGGTAGACTACATCATCATCTAAGGCATCTACTACTGATGTGGGTAATACTCTGGACATTTACTGTAGGGCCTCTATAGCGTCAAAGGATATACCGTAGAAACTTGCGTTATCTATGGACCAAGAGGTAGTACTCTGTCCAAGTCTGAATACACCTTTAGGACTACTGTAAATAACGGTTTCACCTGAGTATGTACTTCGTAGAGAGGGCCAGACTTCCAGTTCAACATTAGTACCAGCAGTTCTATCAACCAAGACTTGATGCAGTCTAGCTGAAGACCCTGTACCTAACTGAATGTAATCACCAGCTAAAAGTGTCCCTGTCAAAGTTATAGTTGGAGTGGCGTCCCCCGCATTACCTGATAGAGTAGGTGTACCACTCACTGTGCCTCTAGGTGTGACATAATCAGGGTCACCCAGTAGAAATGTACCTACAGGCCCCTTAAGAGCTACCAACATAGCTTTCCACTCAGCAGCTAGATCCCTACGCACTGAGGGAATACTGACTGAGGCAGACCAGATTTGACCCTGATGGGAAATAACCTGTTGCTTATAAGTAAAGGGAGACTGAGAGACAGCTACAGCATTTACAGCACGTAGTTCAATACTCTCTATGCCAATAGTTGTAGGTGTATTAAGAGGGTAACTTATAGCCATAATTTATCCAAATGCTGATTTCATTGTACCACCTCTACGTCTTTGGTTTATAACTGCACCTACGGACTGATTGATGATAGCTGGTGAGGCTTGTGCTATTGTCTGAGTAATAAGTCTCTTAGTATCGTCTGAGGTATTAGCTGAGATATTGAATACTTGGTTTACTACTGTACCACCAGCACCCTGACCCTTAGTGTGGTCTACTACAGTCTCTCTAGGGTGTAGCATAGCCATAAAGCCACCCTTACCATCTAAGCCACCTGATCTTGGACCTGAGCCTGTGTATCCACCACCTTCATATCTTCTAGGGGCTTTAGGTGGAGCTACAGTACCCCCAGTACCAGCAGCAGAGGCGGGGTTAAATGCACCTGTAATGGCACCAGCAATAGATTGTACCATTTGCTCAACAACAAGTAGTCTGTATAGCTGTTGTATGATGTCAGCAGCCATAGACCTAAAGGCATCTTTAGCTGATGTAGTTCCATCTACTAGACCCATAAAGAAGTCACCAAAGGCACCAGAGACACTATCAGCTACAGCTACCTGTTGTTTTTGTGCTTCAGTTAGTTCTCTGGTGAGGTCTATCTCTTTTTCTATGACTTTATTCTTAGCATTAGCATGTTTTACAGGGTCTTCTGGTGCAGCCATTCTTGATTCAATATACGCTTGCATATTAAGATGCATCTGATACTCTTGATCAGTCATTTTAAGAACTGCTTGACTAACTTTAGCTCTAACAGCAGCAGCGTCAAGTATATTCTTAACCCTTATCTTTTGCATTTCCTCTTCAAGTTCCTGCTCTTCTTTATAGTAAGCAGTAATACTGTCCTTGGCTAATTTTAATTTCTCAGCCTCAGATTTTGCCCTAGCTTTATTCTCCTCAAGTAAAGCATTAACCCTAGATTGAGCTATCTCTTCTTGCATCTGCTGTTCAGCTTTAAAGAAGTCAGTAATTCTCTGTTCTCTTTGTTTAGCTAAAACGTCTTGTTCGTATAATAGTGTTTTTTCTTCTTCTAAAGTATCTAGGTAAACTTGTTTTTCACGTTGTTGTTTCTCTAGTGTGGCAGTTATCGCAAGGTATTCCTTTTTAATTGGTGCTAACCTAGCTTTAATACCCTCTTCTGACATTTTTATTTTCTCAGCAGACTCCCTTGTCTTATTCATAAGTTCTAATTGGGTAGTAGCTTGAGTTATTGATTTAGCTATGCTCTCATTATAACCCTTTAATACAAGGTCTTCACCTTTTAATTTAGCTATTCTTGCTTTTATATCTTCTAAGGCTTCAGTAGCTTTCTTCTGGAAGTCCTCTACTTCTTTACCCGCCCGAATAAATGGGGCAATAAGTCCTGTACCAATAGCTAAAGCAGCACCAGCAATAGCACCATATGGCCCAAAGAAACCTAGCAACTGAGAACCCTGTTGTCCCAGAGCTACAGCAGCATTAGTTCCACCTTGTATCTGCACTGCAAGGTCACCAACTTGATAACCGGCTTGTTGTGCAAGGACTTCCATCCTTCTCATGCCTTTACCTGATGCAGTAGTAAATCTTAACTGTTCATTAGTAGCCTCTTGTATAGACCTTGAGTACTTCATTACAGCACTCTGAGCCTGTCTGGTATTTCCTGTAACCTTTCCAAGCTCTTGATACATTTGAGCTAGGCCACGATTGTACGCCTTGTTACTGATGTTTCCTTTACGAAGTTCCAACTGCATCTGAGCAATTTTCTTCTTCATGTTATCAAACATCCGTATTCCTCTAGAGACATCACCTGTCTCTACGTTTATACCAATGTTAATATCAGAAATGTCAGCCATTCATTGTACCCATAAAGACTACATCAACACGTTTTATTGCTTCTATCTCCCAAGAAGACAATGGTGTATCTGTAAGCTCCTTCCATGTTTTTATTTCTTGATAACTTATCGGGTTTGGGCCTGAGAAC